TTGTTCTTTTTCTTTTGCTCTTGCATCTTTTAATTCGTTCATAAATTAATTTTTAAAATGGAACATCATTATCATCATCTTCATTATCTAAAGAAAGACCGTTTGGTACGAAATATTCTTTTTTAGCGTAGATTTTTTCTCCTTGATATTCCCAATACATTGTTCTTTTTCGGATGTCAAGATACATTTTACATTCACCTTGCTTTGCTACACTTTGAGGTTTTGCTTTTGTAACTATAAAAGTAAACTCGTTTTTATGCCCTTGTGTACGATGAATGGTAATCATAACTTTTCCATTATTCCACCATTCTGAGCCACCTTTAAGGTCATCTGGCTTTGGAGCAACTCTATTCCCATTCTTGTCTTTTTCTATTCCGTTTCTTGGGTGTATTATCGTATGAAAATGCATTGAATTTTCTTCTGCCATCATATTTCTATAACTTAAAACATCTTCAAGATATTTATCATCTCTACTAAAATTTTCACCATTTGCATCTTTACCATGTTTCAAGTCTTTCCAACTATCAATTGTGGCTGTTTTAATACCATGTGTTGACTTCATTTCAACTGCTAAATCCCAAAATTGATAAGGCGTTACTTTTGATTTTTTATCTATCTTATGAAGAATAAAAAAATGTTGTAAAACCCAATCCAATTCTTTTATAACTTCTTCTTGAGTAATAAGGTTTGAATTCTTGTAACGTTTGTCAAAAGTTTTACCTGTTAGTTTATGAATAAGAATAGCAACAATTTCATTTTTAGTTCCAACATCAGGAACATAAAGTAAATGCTTCCACCCGTAATAAATAGATGTATTCAAAAGCAATTCTAAAAGAACTTCTGTTTTTCCTGATTGAGCATAACCAGTCCAATCAGTAACTCCAGGCAAAGACATTGTATAATATTCATGAAGAACTGGGAAACCTAAATAAACACCTCGCAAAGCCCCTTTTTCTCGATATTCTAAAAGACTTTCAGATAAGTCATCTCTTGTGAGTATTTTAAATCCGTCTAACTGCATATAATTTAGTGGTTATTATGTCCTTGATTTAATGATTGTGGTTTTTTATGTTCCATTGCTGCATATCTTTCAAATATTGCAGGTCTTGATAAAAACTCAAAGGTAACATATTTGTAATCGTTGTCTTTGTGATGATTATCGTTGGAACAATTGTCGATTACTTTTTGAATATCGTCTTTTGTGTAACCATCTTTAAGGCGTTGTCTAAATTTCTTTTTGGCATCATCAGATATTATCCTTGCAGATTTTTTAAATACTTTGTTGAAGTACGCTATTAATCTATCCCAATCAATTTCTGTTGTATTTTTTTTTACTTCTTTGGCATTTAGTTTTGAGAAGAAATCAGCAACTTTCAAATCACTTACCAAAATAGTTTCCCCTTTCAGAGATGTTAATAACAATCGAAATGTTTGAGCAACTGTTTCATCACTTTCATTTGAAATACCACAATCGATGTTTAATGTTATTGTTTTGACGTTTTCCATTTTATTATTATTGACGATTAATTTTACTGTGGAATATTTTAATGTTGCTTTTTATATTGACAATGTCATCAGTTCTTTGTGATATAAAATAATTGATGAAAGCATCAACTTGAAAGTATTCAACCCCAACAACACTTGCAATTAATGATATGCTATTGTCGTGGGAGTTGAAATACAAATCAAGTATTTGACGCTTTTGTATGTCAGTTAGTTTGTGCATCAGAACGGAAGATCATTTTCATCTTCTTCGTTGAAGTTTGTTGCCGGTTCAAATGAACTTGTGTTTTGTGGTTCAGTTCTCGCTTCTGCTGTTGGTGCGCTTGTTCCCGACTGTGCATTTAATGCTTCAATTCTCCAACCTTGAATATCGTTGAAATATTTGGTTTCTCCTTGCGGATTTACCCATTCTCTACCACGAAGATTGATAGATACTTTTACCTCATCCCCAACATTAAATCTATCAAGCAACTCTGTTTTGTCTTGCACAAAATTAATGCTGATATGTTGAACGTATTCTTCATCGGTACTTACTACCAATTCTCTTTTTTTGAATGATGCCGAAACTTGCATTTCTGCTCCAATAAACTTTACTTTTCCTACTACTTCCATTTTACTTTAAATTAATTTTCCTGAAACTAAAAGTTCTTCAGCTTCAATTACTCTTTTAGTTAATAATTCTTTGTCCTCTTCTGGAATTTCAAACTCCCATTTAACCAAATTTGGGTATTCTATTCCATCAGGAATATAAGGCAACTCCTCAATAGGTTTTTCGTAAATAAAACGATATTTCCATTGGTCATCTTGCATATTCTTTTCGATAAAATCTGTATTCTCAATGAGATGCCTCATTTCTATCAGTTGTGTTTCAGTTGGCATAAAAGCAATTGCTTCACCTCTGTCAAATCCAAGAATACAAGCGTTTGAAACTATCTGCCAATATTCTTCTTTGAAATCCTTTTTAAACTTTTCAAAATCCTCCATAATAAGCATACTTGAATAATTATAGAAGTTTTCAGGATAATAACATTTAATTTCTGAACCACATTCTTTCTTTTTTAAATCAGGACTTCCAGCCCAATATGGGTAATCAGGATGTAAGATACTTTCTTTAGAAACTAAAGAATATTCAAAACCAAGCAGTCCGTCTTTCCAATATAAATATGCTTCACAAAATTTTCCCCAACACATAGCTTGATTATAGAAGTTTGTGTCAATTGAACGTCCTAATGAACGTTCAGCACGTCTTTGTCTAATATAAGTTAATGCTCCTGAACCAAAACCATCCTCAATTGTTTTTTTTTGGCTTTTTGGATTTTGCTTTTTAAATTCTACTAATTCTTCATCTGTCATTTGTCGGCTACCATAGCTCAATAAAACGTGAATTTTACTTGAAGTAAATCTGCCCAAACGATTTTTATTGCTAATCATATTCTACAAAGATTTTAGGTAAGACAATGTTTTATAGTAAGCCGATGTTTCTTTGTTGTCGATAACTCTTTTGATGTTATCAAATTGATAGGTCGGTATTGTTTCTTTAATCAACTCAAAAGTTGTCAATAACTCTGAGTAAATAGACTCAGTACTTCCATCATTGTCGACTTCTGCTTTTGCTTTGTCGTATGCTTTAGCACTTTCTCCGCAAACAGCAAAATGGTCAATTAAATCTTTGTTGTTTCTAAGCTCTTTTGGAATAGACTTCCAAAGATTTGTCAAAGCATCTGCTCCTTGCTCACAAATCAACAATGCTTCGGATTTGAAACGTTCAATTTCTGCATCATTTTTCTCTCCACCATCAAGCCATTTTCGTATTTTTTTGCCGGTTTCAATTCCTAAATATTCTTGTCCAGAACCAAAAGCATCTTTTAAAAATGCCGGAACTTTTAAGTGTTTTTGATTTCTTCCCTCATTACCCATCAATACAGAAGCGGTTAATTCAAACATAAAATTCTTTTCGCAAACCGGTTGCAGACCTTGAGAAGTAAATTCGCTTTTACCACCAATCATTTCAACTTTTACTTTTTCTCTTGCACGTATGCAACAAATGATATTCATATTTGATTGGAGAAGAACATTCATAAATTTTTTATGTTCTCTTTTTGCTTCAATCCAATTGGCAACTTTTCGAGGAGTTCCATCTGACTTCGGAGCATTTGCAATGTCATCACATCCTCCCTCGCCCTCCCACTCGTGAGTAACGCTGTCAATTACCAATACTTTTACTCCAGCATCTTGAAACTGTTTTATTGCTTGGGCATATCTCGTTGGGGAAAATGGAGGATATAAATCCCCAATTAAAAACTTGCCATCAAGAATATCCGCATACAACGAACCCCTTTTGTTTTCTGTATCAAGAAAACCGATTTCCTCCGGCTTATCAACTAAACCTCTTGCGATTAATAAAGCGGTATATGTTTTTCCATCTCCGCTTTGTCCGGCAATCCCAATTACAATTTTACTTTGTCCGCTTTGAACCGGACGAATGTTTACTACACTCATTTTGTTATCTGTTTTTAAGGTTAATTAATTTTTCTACTTTGTAACTGTCCAACTTAATGAACTGATTGAAAATGTTTTTATGAACAGTATTTAACGTTCTCTGCTCTTGTTCAATAAATTTTTGTTGGGTTTCCGTGAATTCACCTATTGATTGTAAAAATTGTTGCTCTAAAGCCTTATTATTGCTTTTTACTATTTGTGAGGTTGTCATAATTATTTGTTTTCAATTATCCTTGCATACCCATAATGGTCATCCCAAATCAATTCAGAAGTACCATCTTCTCTCTCGTACCAATAAGCACCTTGACTGAAATAAATCTTTTCCATATCTTTAATCTCAAAATTACAATGCCAACTCAATGACTTTACAATTTTTGCATTTGAAAAATATGACTTTACTTGAAGAGAATTAGGCGTTACCATTTTGATCCGATTTTAACTCAACAATAAAATTCTCTAAAGGTAGAACATCGTTGTAGTTTTTAATGTAATTATCAATAATTCCCCATTTTTTTGTTGGAGTGCTTTTTGCTTCACTTAAACTTGCTTCTGAAACACCAAGAGTGTCTGCAATTTCCTTTTGAGTTTTACCCGTTATTGAGGATAACTTCTCTACATCTAAAATGTATTTTTTCATGTTTATTTTGTTTTTGTTTTTGTTTTTACTGGTTTGGCAAAATGGCTGTTTAGTAATTCCATCTAACATTGGTTTTTAATTTTAAAGTTTAGTAATTTTATTTAGATTCGAGTTCAGCCACTTCGCAAAGCAGATGCCGTTAGCAAAAATATACACCATTAATTCTATTGATTTCATAATGTTAATTAGTTTTGACTTTGCTAAATTACAATTAAAATTCGTATTTCCAAATTTTTTATTTAATTTTTTACAAAAAAGAAAGCCTACCGAATTAACAGCAGGCTTAAAAGAAGTTCGTCAAAACTTAACTTAACATATTTTCGTATGAAGTATAAAGCAAAGATATTCTTTTTATTTCCATAATTCAAAATTAATTTAGAAATAAAAAACAAAAAGCACCGAAATTAATCGATGCTTTTGCCACAAATTATAACAAAAATCAACTTAACCAATCTATGTTATTTCTTTATTAAAACTGCGATATTTTACATATTTCTCGCATTATTTACTTAATTCTAAAAATAGGAACATTAACTCCAGCCAAGCAGTATTGCTGGTTATCAACTCTCAAGTAACTTGCTGTAAATTGTTTGTTTTTTCGGTTTTGATAGATAGCATTAGCCTGAACAACTCCTTTATTGAGTTCTTTGTTTATTCCTGCTGATGCGCCAAGCATTATCACTATTGGTTTTTTTACGGAAACACTTTGTTTTTTTGTGGTGTAATTAAGTGCTAATCGTTTTACTTCTCCAGAAACTAATCCTGTAACATCTGCTTTTATGATGCTATCATCAAAGGTTTGAGAAAATTCTTTTAACGATAGCTTTTTCTCGATTTCTTTGACTATTGTATCTGGTACTTTTAGATTTGTTAGTTCACTTGTTAGCACTGCATTTTCATTTAACAAGCTGTCAATTTCATTTTGACTAAAGTTGTACATTGATTTCAGTCTTGCTATTTCTGACTTGTCATTTTTGGACAAATTTTGTCCATTTTTTAATTTGACAATTTTTGTCAAAATTATAGTGTCGTGTTTTGGCTTTACCGCTTCAAACTTTCCTTTCTTTTCAGGAATAGATACAGTTGTTGTTCCATTGTCGCATTTTTTCATCAATAGAAACATTATTAAAAGCCCAATAGCGAATGATATGATGTTGTTTTTCATGTTG